AGCTTTAATAGGGGTTGATTATGTAAGTCCATTAGATATTGTAAGATTGAGAAATTACTTAAAAGACCCTAAAGGCAATTTAGAAAGATTTAAAGCAGTTGGCAACGAGATTGGCGATTTATTAAGATAAGTTATGAATGAACAAGATATAAAATTAGCTATTTTAAACATATTAAGTTTTACTTTAAGTTTATCTAATATTGAAACGGTGTTAAAAATAATATTACTTGTTATTTCAATAATGTATACCTCAATAAAAATCAATCACTCTTTAAAAAAGAATAAAAAATATAAGCTATGACAAAATATTTTAAAGAATTAGATAATTTAGATAAGATGGATAAAACTTTCTTATTAAAATTAGACGAAGCAAGAGAAAGAGCAGGTATTCCATTTGTAATTAATTCAGCATATAGAAGCCCTGAACATAATGCTAAAATAGGCGGTAAACCTAATTCAAGCCATTTAAAGGGACTTGCAGTAGATATTAGTGTTACTAATAGCAGACAACGTTTTATTGTCTTAAATGCTTTGTTAGAGGTTGGATTTACAAGAATAGGCATTGCAGATACATTTATCCACGTAGATTTGGATAACGGAAAAAGTAAAGATGTAATTTGGACTTACTAAAATGGAAGGTTTAGCAATATTTATAGTGTATTTTATGGTAGTTGCTATTTATAATATTTACAAAAAAATAAAAAAAATAAAAAAAAGAAAAAAATAGTAGTATGGGAATATTCAACATCATAGCAGATTTATTAGGTATTGGTAAAAATGCTTTAGAAAATAGAGCTAAACTAAAAACATTAAAGCAAGAGCAAGACTTTGCTATTATAGAAGCACAAACAAAAGCTAATGTTGATAGGATTATGTCTAACACAGATAGTGACAATCAAATTGATTTAATTACTGCGCAACAAAAAAGTAAGACATTTAAAGATGAGGTTATTACTTATTTATTTTTAATACCTGTATTTATTGCTACTATAACTCCTTTTATTATAGCATTTAAAGAATCTAATTATACAAACCTTGCTGATGACATTAGAATTTCTTATGAAAATTTAGATAAGCTCCCTGATTGGTATAAATATGTATTAGGTGCAATTGTTATTGATGTTTTAGGCTTTAGAAGTTTTGCAAGAAGATTAGTAGATAAATACATAAAGTAAAATCTGTTAATAACTTTTTATTTCAAGTTCCTTTTTTTTTATATACATTTACACCAGCGGCAAACCGCAAAAAAAACTTTAGGTTTTGAGTAAATTATAAATTAAAAACAATGAAATTAAAAGCAAAAATTACATTAACAACTACAAAAGGTAGAAAAGATTTATTAAAAGAATTTAAAGATATAGATTCATTTAATAATTACAAAGAAAATCATTTAGAAAAAAATACTTTACATATTAAGTATAGTTTATTATTTGAAAATCAAAAGATTTATACACCTATTAAAACAGAATATAATTCTAATAGATTTAAAGTAAACAAAATTTCTAAATCTTATAATGATAATAGACTTCAAGAAAATTCAAGAAATAATCAATTAGCTTTATTAGGTAATAAATTAATCAATTTAAGTATTACTCCATCTATTATTAGAAAGTTTAATACGTTTATGGATAATAAACCTGTTACTAATAATGAAAAGAAAATAATAAAGTCTTTAATGATATTTGATAAATTAAGTATTAGCCAATACGAATTATTAAAAGACATAGAACAAAGAGTTAATAAAAGAAAATTAATAAAACAATAATTATGGAAGCATTTGACAACGAATTAGACAACTATTTAGACGAAAAAGAATTTGAGTGCTCTGAATGTGGCGCTTTAATGAATAAAGATATTACATATTGCAGCAGAGATTGCTTTAAAGCATCAATGTTATAATTGTTAATAAGTATATTTTAGTAATAAATAAAAAAATTGTATATTTATAGAAAGATAATCATTCTTTGTTTTTAGTATATTTGTTTTTAGCAGGGAGTCTTAATTGATTTCCTGCTTTTTTATGTAAAAAATAAACTTTAACATTTTATTAACTTTTCTTTAACATATTAATTCAAATAAACAACATATATTTGTAGGGTAAAACAATAATAGTAATTAAAAACAATTAAAAATTATGAAAACAATTAAATTATTAGCATTAGCATTAGTATTAGCAACATTATCAAGTTGTAGCAAAGATTCCAATATTATAACTGGCGGAGATATAATACCACCACCTCCACCACCAGAAATTTATAAATATGTTTTAGAAGAATATTATGAGCCAACAGTTAAAATAAATGAAACTTTGTATGTTGGTGGCGACCTTATGTATGTGGGTAGAGAAGCTTTTACAGGTAAATATATTAACTATGAAACATTAGATACTTTAATTATAGATGGTAAAAATAAGTATAATTTAAAGGAAATAAGATTTTTTGGAACTCACGATAATCCAAGCCAATATGATTCTAAATATAGAGAAATTAAGTATTTAAAAATAATTAATCTTGAAAACGACAATGTTAAAATTGTGTTTGATGGGATATACGGTAAAATTAAAATAGGAGGTTCTAATTTATCTTTAAGTGAATTAAATGCAAACTCTTACTCTGTTTGGGGTGTATGGAAAAAAGCAGATGCCTTTGAAATTGTAGATATGACAAAGGAAACAGCAAGTTTTTTAGGAGGTAATGACATTCCTACATTATATACAAATTTTTTAGGTAAAGAAGTTGGCTATGTTGATTATGCAAATGACAAAAGAGAAGGGAAAAAATATAAATTAATATCAAAAACAAAAAAATCAACTTATGGAAGATAGTTTAAAGCTTTAGAGTATCACAATAAAAATAAATAAAATTATGAAAGATTTAGTAGATTATCAGTATCAAAGAATAGTTACTTTACAATCAAGAGTAGCTGAATTAGAAAGATATGTTTTGGAATTGTGCGATGACGATTGCCCAAAAGAATATAAAAAAGTAGTATTAACAGAATTAATTAAAAACAAGTAAAAATGAAAAACAAGAACACTTATGCATTATTAGCATTATTTTTAGGAGGATTTGGAGTACACAAATTCTACACAGGACAAATTGGTAGAGGTATTTTATATCTTATATTTGCACCAATATCAGCAGTATTAGGATTCTTTCAAGGAATTTATTGGTTACTATCAAGCACAGAAAGTTTTGATAATAAATACAACAATCAAAGAATACAAAGAGAAATATTAAATAGCTTAAAATTAAAATAAAATGGAAAAATTAAACAAAATTCAAGCAGAATTAAAAGCACCAAAAAACCAGTACAATGCTTTTGGAAAGTATAAGTACAGAAGTCAAGAAGATATTTTAGAAGCAGTTAAACCTCTACTAAAGAAACATAATTGTACACTAACAATATCAGACGAAATAAGAGAAGTTGCAGGAATTACATTTGTAGAAGCAATGGCAATTATTTCAGATGGAGAAAATCAAGTTCACGTTAAAGCACAAGCTGGAATTGACGTAAACAGAAAAGGAATGGACATAGCACAATCATTTGGAAGCAGTTCATCTTATGCACGAAAATATGCTTTAAACGGACTTTTCTTAATTGATGATACCAAAGATGCAGATACAACAAACACTCACGGAAAAGATAGTAAAACATCTTCTGAAAAAGAGTGGTTAAATAAAGGAACTGCAAATTTTGATAAAGCATTAGCTTATATTAAAAATGGAGGAAATATTAGTAATATTGAATCTAAATACAAATTAAGTAAAGAGGTAAAGGAATTGTTAATTAAAAATTAGTATATTTATGAACTCAATTGAAATTAAGAAAACAAAAAAAGACCATTACAGATTATTTTTAAACGGAGTAGATGTAACTGGAGAACAAGAAAGAAGTGTATTTAGGCACATTATTGCAGTTATAGATAATGAAATAACAACAGGAATATAAATTAAATTAAATTAAATTAAAATTAGAAATTATGAGTAAACAAAGTTTTTTATTAGGAGATGTAGAATTACAGTTAGATGAAATTAAAAAGTTAAATCAATACTTTGAAAACATCTTAACCTACAACGCAGACAGACAATTAGTACCAAAAAAAGGAGAAGATGGAAAAGAGTTAAAAAAGTTAAAATTAAACTTCTCAATCTTTCAAGAAGGTAGATACGGCAAAAATGTATCTTTTACTATTCCTCAAACAAAGGAACAAAGAGAAAATAACGAGCCAAAGAAATATGTAGCAAATGGAAAAATTTATTATGCTTCTGATGACTTGAAAGGATTTGTGCAAAAAAATGATAATGCAGTTTCACAAAAAGAAGAGGTTGTTGAATCGAATGATTTACCTTTTTAATTATTAACTTAATGGGGTGTTATTAATTTAGCACCCCTTTTTAAATAATATGTGGTACTACAAAGGAAAAACAATTAATAAAAGAGAAGATTTACCAGAAGATGCAGTTGGATTCGTTTATAAGATTTATAACAAATTTGAAGACAAATACTATATTGGTAAAAAGATATTGCTTAATAAGCGTACAAGAAAGCCTTTAAAGGGTTATAAACGTAAAAGAGTAGACTACATAGAAAGCAATTGGTTTAAATACACAGGTAGTAACGAGCAAACAAAAAATTGGGAAATAAAGGATTGTTATAGAGAAATTATTTATATTTGCTACAATAAAACAATGATGACTTATTACGAAACTTTATTACAATTTAAAGAAAACGTTTTAGAAAGTGATAACTATATAAACGATAACATTCTTGGTAAATTTTACAAAAAAACAATACAAAAATATATAGAAGATAAAAAAAACAAAAGAATGTAAGCTAATGAATAAAGAGAAAGAATTAGTAAATAAGTTGTTTAAGAATAAAACACTTCCTAAAGATGAACTTAATATACTGGTTAACCTTGTAAAGAATTATGATAAGATTGAGTATATGCTTGATACTATTATATTAGCTAATATGGATAGTTATTTTATCAAAAACAATAAAGATAACAATGTTCATATAAATCCATTTACCAGAGCTTTAAGAAGCAATATAGAATTAGGTAAAGAGCATTATAAAAATAACATAATAAACTCTATGCAGTTTGCTCAAATAGCTGGTTGCTTAAAGAGCGGTAAGTATAAAATGGATAACAAAGAGTATTGTGATATAAAGTACGATGCTGATGATGTATGGGGTGCTATAATAGATAAATTTTTAACAGATATAAAAAAATGAAAAAACAAAAAACAAAAGACGAGA